AGGAGAAAGATGCTGGTGGTTCACAAGCAGTAAATACATCTAGTAATGGAACACATAGCACTAATAATAGTGCTGGTATGTTGTCAACTGCTGCATCTGGGTCGTTTTCTGCTGGTTCGTGGTTTATAGATGGCGGTTATGGAGATGAAGTAAATTATACAACAGTTTCAACAAATGATGTTTTAATGTTTGCGATAGATTTAGATACTGGTAAAGGATATTGTGGCAAGAACGGCACTTGGTTTAATAGTGCCAATCCAGCTAATGGTACTGGTGATATTGGTGGGTGTCATTTTGCTAATGGTATAAATAAATTCTATCCAATGGCAAGAAGATTAGATGCAAATAGTGTTGCAGAGTATAATTTTGGTCAAAGAAGTTTTGCCCACACTCCACCGACAGGATTTTCTGCATTACAACAGGACAACCTGCCAGAAACAGCTAAAGGTATAAGTGGATTAGTATGGACTAAAGATAGAGATAACACTTATAATCACGGATTTTGGGATAGTAGTAGAGGTGGTTCTCAATATTTAGTTCCAAATACTACTGGTGCTCAAGGAACAGCAACTGATGGTGTGCAAAAATTTTTAAAAGGAGGGTTTTCTGTTGAAGATACTACTGGTGTAAATTCTGCTGGTGATTCAAAAGTAGCTTGGAACTTTGTAGGAAATTCAGGAACAACAAGCTCAAATGGTGATGGTAATGTAACCTGCACTTTACAAGTAAATGATACTTCAAAATTTTCTATACAAACTTGGACAAATACTGGAGCTGGTACAAAAACTATTGGACATGGATTAGGTGTTAAACCAGGATTAATAATACAAAAAAGATTAGATACAACAAGTAACTGGTTTACATATCATCATTCATTAACTGGTAATGGTTCATATCTACATCTCAATACAACAGATACAACTCAAACTGGTAGTGATTTTGCAAACACAGAACCTACTACAAGTGTTTTTTCATCTAATGCTTCTGGATTATCCACTGCAACATTTGTTAGTTATTGTTTTGCAGAGGTTGATGGGTTTTCAAAATTTGGAGTCTACGAGGGAAATAATAATGCAAATGGTACATTTGTGAATTTAGGATTTAAACCAGCTTTTGTTATGATTAAAGGTATAGATGGTAGTTCTTCTTCTTATCCGTGGGCAATATACGATAATAGAAGAAGTCCAACTAATCCAGTTAGTTTATTTATGTCAGCAAATGCTACTGATGTAGAAAATACTTTAGATAGAATAGATTTTTTAAGTAATGGATTTAAACTAAGACAAGCATACTCATATTCAAATGCTGGTGAAACTTATGTTTATGTGGCATTTGCTGAACATCCATTTGTTGGAGATGGAACAAATCCTGTGACTGCAAGGTAGTAATTAAAAATTTTTATGATATAGTAAACAAAAAGGAGATAAAAAATGTGGGCGATTGTAAAAAATAAACAAGTAATACAATTAATATCAAACCCTAGACCAGTGGTGGTTAATGATACTACACATTCTAAAGATATATTTATTCATTGGACAAAAGCCGAAAGAAAAAAAATTGGTGTTTATGATTTTATACCTGGAGAAATACCTGATAATAGATTTGAAACTCCGACAACTGTGTCTTATAAAGTAGATGATTCTAAAGGTACAGTTACAGAAACTATTAATAAAAAAGACAAAGTATTAGATGATAAAACTGTTGATGAAATAGTGACAAAAGGTTTAAAAACTATATATACAGAACAAATACAAAGACAAGCGGCTAGTTTATTAACATCTACAGATTGGATGGTAGTAAGAAAAGCTGAAGATTCTAGTAAATCTGTACCAAGTGCAGTTACAACTTATAGAGCATCTGTTAGAACAGAAGCTGATAAAATAGTAAAAGCTATAGATGACTGTGATACTCTTGATAAGTTAAAAGCATTGTTTGTTACAGAATATAATAAAGACGGGAGTGTTAAAACATTGGCTACAATGCAAACATTACCTAGTGATAAAGATATTGAAGAATATAAAAGGTAAATGAAAGGAATAAATTATGGGAGTTAAAGTAACAAATAACGCTTTTGGAACTCTTTTATCAGGGATTTCAAGTTCAGCAACTACAATTACTCTTGACTCTGGGCAAGGAGCTAAGTTTCCTACATTAGGCGGAAGTGATTTTTTCTTTGCAACTTTGATTGACACATCAAATAATTTAGAAATTGTAAAAATTACAGCTCGGTCTACTGACTCTTTGACTGCTGTACGAGCTCAAGACAATACTAGCGCTAGAGCTTTTTCCGCTGGTGATAGAATAGAACTTAGACCAACGGCTGCTATGTTTGAATCTCTATCAACTCCTGATGATGCAACAACAAGTTCTAAAGGTATAGCATCATTTAGTAGTGATAACTTTGCAGTCGGCAGTGGTGCTGTAACTATTAAAGATTTAGGTGTAGCGACTGCTGAGATACAAGCTAATGCTGTTACAGCAGCTAAATTTAATGCAGATGTGATAAGTGGTCAAACCGAACTTGCAGCAGAACCAGCAGACACAGATGAGTTTTTAGTTAGTGATGCAGGAGTTTTAAAAAGAATAGACTACTCACATATTAAAGGTGGCGGTGGAAATGTTCTTGAGGTGCTTACGGGTGTTTGTGATGGTCGTTCAGTAACAGTTCCTAGTGGTACATACACTATGCCTAATGTTACAGCAGTTCAAAGTTTGACTGGAAGTTACGCAGATTTAACTGGTTCAGAAATAGCATATACTCCTCCAAGTGGTACGAAACAAGTTATCTATAGTTTACAACACATGTTCACAAGAGATGGTGATTATCCTTTAGCGCACTATAAATTTTTTGTAGATTCTGATGAAGCAACTAGATATAGAACAACGCTTTACGGAGCATATATTCTTATGCTTCAAGAATTAAGATTTATAATAAGTATTACAGGTAGTGCAGATACAACAAATGCAAATTTAGCGTCTTGGACATCCGCTAAAACTCTTAAAGTACAAGCAAGAGAGTATACTGGTGGTTCTACTAATACTGCAAAAGCACATGGATTAGTCTATTGGGATGGTGCTGGGCTATCTGGTTCGGGAAATGGTTTTCAATACAAAGCTCCAATTTTAACAATAACTGCATTAAAGGATAGCTAAAATGTCTAAAGAATTTGAATCAGCAATTAACGCAATAAGAATGGAAAGAAATCATATATTGATGTCAACAGATTGGGAAGTTGTAAAATGTTTAGAAGCAGGCCAAACAGTTTCAGATTCGTTAAAAAAATATAGACAGGAATTAAGGGATTTAACTAATGGTGTTACAACATTAGACAAATGCAAAAATATAAAATTTCCAACTAGAGAGAAAGAATAATGAAAGAAATTGAAAGAACGCCCCTTGTTATGCTGCCTAACGGTAAGTTTGTGCGGGGACAAAGTTATGTGCCAGAAGGTATAGTTGTAAAAGAACCTCCGCTTTATGAGAAACCTCCGGCAGTTATAGACCAAACAAAAGCAGTAAGAGGAGAGCATGAATAAAAAACGTATTACAACAACAGAGGTAAATGCTGAACTACTGCAACACGAAGCGATTTGTGCAGAAAGATATAAAATGATTTTATTTAGAATTAATAGACTTGAGCGAGTTTTGTTGGGTTCCGGTGGGGCAATCATCGCTGGCTTAGTAACAATAATAGTAACTTTAACAACATAAAAAAACGGAGTAGTCATGACAGAAAAAAAGAAAAAATTAGATAAGAAGTTACAGGAAAAAATAAACAAGGCGGGTAGAAGTGGCCCTCCTTTTAATCCTGTTATAAAAGAAAGTAAACCTCCAAAACCAGTAGGTAAACCTAAACCACCATCTAAACCTAATACTAATTACAAAGCGGCACCATACAAAGCACCGCCATCGAAAAAGAATAAGAATAATAATGTCACTACCACTTTTAGCTATGGAGGGTTTTCTCCTGGGCAATTATATGGTATGTCTGATAAAGAGATTTTGAAAAAACATTTTCCAAATATACCTCGCGGTAAATACTTTCCAAAGCCAAAATAAAATGATTGACCCTTTAAGTGCATTCGCCGCAATCAAAACTGCCCATAGTACGATTACTCAAGCTATAAAAGTCGGAAAAGATTTGTCGCAATTAGGAGGCCACATTTCCAGATGGGCTAATGCAGAGGCTAATATAGACAACTATGCGGCTAAACGAGGTTCGTTAGCAGGAAAGATATTTGGAAAGTTATCGGTAACTGAGCAATCAGCAATAGAAGCTCATCTTCGCAAAGAAGAAGTCAAGCGAATGAGGGATGAAATGCGGGAAATTTTTTTATTGTATGGTTCTGCAGGACAATGGGAAAGACTACAAGCAGAAATAGCAGAACATAGAGCTCGTAAAAAAGCAGAACTAAAAGAAATAGAACGTATTAAAAGACGTAACAGAGATATAACTATATTAGTTGCCGTACTTCTTGGAGCTGGAGTAGGAGGATTTTATTATCTTAAATATATATTAAAATTAAAAGGATTGATATAATTTAACTGAAAGGAAAACATATGTTACAAGCACTTATAGGCCCGGTTACAGGACTTCTTGATAAATTTATAGAAGACAAAGACCAAAAAAACAAATTAGCCCATGAGATAGCAACAATGGCTGATAAACATTCACATGAAATAGCTAAGTCTCAGATTGAAGTTAACAAGGAAGAAGCAAAGTCTAGGCATTGGTGGATAGCCGGCTGGAGGCCCGCGTGCGGATGGATATGCACTTTAGCTATGGGGTACCATTTTATTATCCAACCTTTTCTTTTATTTTTTCTAGCTTTATTC